CGCACGACGGGTGTGTTACTATCCGTGCAGGCCAAACTGGTGAGCTTCTCAAACAACTTGCGCGTAGCATTAGCTGGATGAGCGGCAGCGAGGTCTACGGTGAGGTGCAACTTGACAATCATGCGACCAAAGTCGATCATGGTATTAGTATCACCAGTGAACACGTCCGGGCTATAATACCTGCCCAGGAAGTTCACGCCCATTTCACCTCTACGGACAAGCACGCATTCCATGCTCATCCCAAAGTCGCGGGCCACCTTTTGGAATAATTCCGCATCTAGGTCAGCGGTGAAACCATCATCCCCACCATAAAGACCACAACCAATCCAGGCGTCTGCAGGCGACAAGCCCTGCATGCGCAATGCTGCGTAGGAAAAGAATGCACTGCGGGCCGAGTTCAAGCCTGCTGTGTCTGGATATCCGGACAACTGGGTAGCATCCGTCCAATATTCAAATCCTCCTGGGGTCTGGGCAACGTGCCCATAAGTCTTACGACGCACCTTAAACATGGCGCCGTGGTGTCGTTTAGCGTACGCACGCGCGAGAAGCATCTGATCAAACTCACGAAGGGCCAGCTTGACGTTTCCATCAAATCGGTTCGCATCAGTGTCAAGAATACCTATCTTTGCGCTTTGTGCAACGGCTGCCACAGCCTCATTGATCTGAGTGGGCTTCATGCCGAATGCGTACCAGGGACAACTTCTGCCTCCGCTGATGCCGGGACGACCACAATCAGTAAACTGTGCGAAATGATCGGCGAGTGGGTACATGTACTGACTCCACTCAAGCATGACAATAGGCGGTGCAGGGCTGATAATCCTTGGATCGGTTGGTTTCCCGTAAGTCTCCCGTTTGTTAAACACTTGGAGCTTCATAGGGTCAGGTTTCCCAGACAGGGCGGTAGCATTCCGATTCTGCTGACCGGGCGCAGGTTGGCGCTTCAAAACCTCTTCGATTGAGCAAGGATCGAGGACGTAAGCATCAGGAAAGACGTGCTTGCAGAACTCGGCGGCGAGGGAGATGTATTGGACAGGCATTTCATCCACACGATTGCCTACGAACTTATTGACACGCCCCTCGGCGGCTTGAATTTGTGCGGGTAGACCGCCAAGCGGGACATAAGCCCCTCCCGCTACAATCGGTTTCATGAAAGGAACGGCCAACGGCAGCTCAGTGAGGCCGTCTAGGTTACTCGTAAATCTCCTTTCGCCGACAATGGCAGTCCCAGTGGACAAAATTGGCAGTGGTCCTGGATTGGCTTTGAAGAACTCAGCCAGCAACCCTGCCTTTCCGCGCAATTGCACAATGCGCTTCTCCAGCTCTAACGCGACCGTTGCATGGGCTTGGCCGTATGAGCTCGCACAGGACAGATAATGGCAGCGAGCTGCCTCAAAGTCTGTCTCAGGGAGTATGAGTGCGTAGGGGCTATCAACGCGCCCAATAGACACTGTCGTCCCAGCTGAGGTCATTGCTCGCACACACACGAAGCCTTCGCAGACATTCGGTTTAATGCGTTCCAATGTAGCCCCTCGAAGCAGGCCGAGAGCCCTCGCGCAACGTGCAACCAGTGCGGTGAAACCGGTGTAATGCGCGAGTGGCGTGTACAAGACGACAGCCCGGTCGTCGAACACGTGTTTGACATCTTGCTGGTAAACGGTGAATGGACCCAGCAGACCACGAAAGGTACAATGGTCAACGACAAAGACATCGTCAGACGTATGATTCCACAAGTGGTGCTTGTATCGAGCACCACCAGAGACATTCATGTTATACACACCATCCTTGTCGAATGAAGCTGTGACTTCATTATCACTTCGGCCCACCTGTTGAGGCAGAATGGTGTACATGAGTATGGGCTTTCCATCAGAGAATACGAAAGGGGTCGTCGGATAGTAGTCAACGTCAACCATGACATGAAGCCCAGCATCACTACTGGACAACAGGGGACGGACTCCAACATCCTTGAAATCGTAGTACTCACGAGTGCCATCGTACCCATGCTCAAGATCACGCTTTGAGCACTGATAGAACTGAGGTAACAGTCCATTGGTAGTGGCAAGGCGAGCGGCAAAAGCGCTCGCGAGGGAACGGTACTTTGCGTGGACCGGGTGAGTGTGAGAAGCATCAGGGTTCTTAGCCTGCTGACCTTCCACATCCGCCTGGATCTGCATGTCTTTGAACGCATACCGAAGAGCCACATGAGCTGGTTCCTGGTGCAATATCTTGGACAATACATATCTACCGTACGCATAGATGCCGGCGCCAGCCAGTAACAGCCCCGCAGCAACAGGCAGGACATACTTGACGGCGTCTTTGAAATTGACGTCATCCACAGGGGCTGACATCAGAGAATGAGATTGATAACGGGTCCCAACCGATTAACTAGTGAT